CCACCGTTTCGCGCCAGTTGCGTCAGGATGTCGTTGAGGTCGTCAATGTTTGACCCCATTGAGGTCATGCGGCTGCCTTCGGCGATCTGGCTTTGCGTCGCCGTAGTATTCGACGTGCCGCCAAGGTTCGCTTCTTGGATGCCGGTCGTGCGCAGGATGTCCTCGTAGACCGGGTTGACCTCGTAGAGGTTGGGATCGATCCCGGCTCCGGCGTAGGCCTGCAGCAGCTGCTTGATATCCTGGTTCGGCTGCAGCGCGTTGAACTCGATGATGGCGTTGGCTTCGCGGTTGGTCAGTTTTTCGAGGTCGTCCTCGTCCAACGCGCCCGCGACCGCGCCGATGAACGGCCGGCCGGCGATCCGCTGCTCCTTCAGGCCCTCGCGGCAGCGATTGTATTCCAGCTGCATGTCGCGGATCAGGCGGACGTCGCTCGGCGGAAACAGCTCCTTCTCGTCCTCCAGGCCGTTAAACACCAGCGCGTACCAGGGATAGAACCGCTCGTTGTAGATCTCGGGGCTGGCCGGCTCGCGCAGGAATTCGCGGTAGCCGTCGCAGATCACGTAGACCAGGCCGTCCTTGCGGCTGTAGATCTCCCAGACGATCGTGTTGGCGTCGCCGCGCAGGTCCGCGTCCTTGGACGTGGTCCAGTCGTTCATCGCCTTGGACGGGTCGGTGTCGTCGTCCGAGCCGTATTCGTTGCAATGGCCGCGAACGTCGACGCCGTAGATCTCTTCGATCTCGGACACCGACAGCAGATACTCTTCCGCCACCCAATCGGCCGCGACCCAGTTTTTGAGGTCGATGCACTTGATATCGGGGATGATCTTGGTCGACAGCGGGAAGTCGAAGGTCAGGCCTTCGCGGACCACCGCGCCTTGTTGCTTGGATAGGTCTTGTATAAGCAACCTGGTCTGCTCGGCCTCCAGGTCGTCGCTCTCGGTGATGTTGTCAGCGGCATCAGCTGCCAGGCGCTGCAGGGTGGCCAGCCGCTCATTGGCGTCGGCGATACCCTTTTCGAGGTCCGGCCGCAGCTGCATCACCCGCTCGTAGCCGAGCTTGATGTAGGATACGCCGTTTGTCACCGCGCGGCGCACCGACATCTTCAGCATGGATTTGAAGGGATGCGGCTGATTGTCGACCTCGTAGGCGTAAAGCAGCTCCAGCGTCCTCGCGAGCTTGTCCATCATCAGGTTTTCGTTCTTGACCCTGGCGGCATCCATCATGATGTCCATGCCGGAGCCGACCGCCTGCGCCATCATTGGCGACGCCGGCGGGACCATGCCTTGCGCGGCCGCACCCGCCGCGGCCATGCCGAGCTGGTCGCCGAGACCCTGGCCGCCCTGCATCGAGCCGGGGATCGGCCCCGCGCCCATGCCCGGCATCATAGTGCCGCCCATCGCGGCGCCGACCGCACCGGAGAGCTGGTTCACCGACGGTGACGGCGCCATCGCCGGGTTCGGCGGCATGCCGCCGGACATCAGCATGTTGATATCTGGCGGTTGACCTGTGGCGGTCGGCAGCATGCCCTGGAGGGCGCCCTGGGCCATGTTGGCCATGCCGCCCATCATTTCCGGCGGCAGGCCCGGGCTGCCGGGGCCGCCCATGCCACCCATCTGCGCCTGCTGCATCATCATGGCGCCGGACTGCATCAGCTGGTTCAGCGTGGTCTGGCTCTCGTCCCAGGAGGTGGCGTTGAGCCGCTGGCGCTTCTTGGCGACCGCTTTGGGGTTCTTGGCGTAGAGGAAGGCGGTCTTCTGGGCGACCAGCCGCAGCGTCAGGTTGGCGACGTAGCGCTTGTCCGTGGCGTCCTTGGACCATTGTTTGCCGAAGGCGAAGGCCTGGTCTTCCCGCATGCGGTCGAAGCTCGGCTTCCAGTATCGCTTGGCCTTCTTGACCTTGCGGGTCCAGTTGTGAACCAGCCGCCGGCGCCGATCGGGCGGCTCCGGGTTGTTGCGCGGGATGACATTGGGCTGGCCGGTGACCGGGTTGATATCCGGCTCGCTGGAGGAGCCATCGTCGCCGCCTCCGGCGAACATGCTCATCAGCGTATTATCGAAGGTGTCTACCATCCCTGCAGGCTCCTGCCTCGCCGTTCGCGGCCCTCACGGCGGCGCGTGTGCTCGAACAGCTCGCGGAACGTACCGGATTTGGTCTCGATCGTCTCTGGCTTGTTGCGGGTCCGGCCGTGCATCTTGGACAGGCCGAGGCCGATCAGGGACAGAGTGTCGACGAGGTCGTCCTTGGCGCCGTGCGGAAACTTCAAGATCTGGTCCATCGCGTCCGGCCACCAGCGGGTGAAGCCGGGGAAGTGGACCATTTTCATGGTGCTGCGCGCCTGGATCGCCTGCGCGCGCTGCTGCTTGTCGGAGGCCGGATTGATGGGGTCAATCGCGCAGAACACCTGCTTTTCGATCATGCGCTTGCGGAGGAAGGGGCCGAGGCTCTTGGTGATGGCGCCGCCTTCCGCCCACCAGAACTGCGGCTTGTACTTCTTCATCAGCGCGATCATGCCCTCGACCGCCTGATGGCTGTCCAGCTTGGCCCAGACCACGTCCGGCATGACCCAGATGTTGTCCTTCTCGTCGACGCCGACGATCATGAGACACGTCTTGTCAGCCACTCGCTCGGTCGATACCGCGTGATCCGACGCGCCATAGAAGCGCATCTTGTGGAAGGTCGGCATGTCGTCCATCTTGTTGTAAGTGACAAGATCCTCAGAGCGGAAGAAGGCTCCTTCCTTAGGACTTGGACGGCCTTGATATAGTGCAGCAAATCCACGCGGGTCTGTAGCACGGATCTCCTCCAGGTACTGCTTGGTGAAGCGCTCCGGCCATAGCGGCTCGCCGACGGGGCGGCCGAGGATGTCGTTCTCTTCCGCCAGCGCCGGCAGATCGATCTTGCGCCAGGCCTTGGCTTCCTCGGCGTTGTAGTACGGGTTCATCGGATCGATCAGTCGTCCGACGAGGTCGTCCTCGGTCCATCGGGTTTGAACGATAACAATGGTGCCGGTTGAGTCCATGAGACGTGTGCGGAGCACCTGGTTGTACCAGGACCACAGCTTCTCCCGCACCAGCACAGAGTCGGCCTCGGTACGATCCTTGATCGGGTCATCCAGTAGGATGCAGTGACCACCCCGACCAGTGATGGACGACCCTCGGCCAACCGAGAAAACCACGCCATCGCGAGTGGTCTGTACACGGTTGACCGCATTGGCGCCGACCTTGATCGCTACGTCGGGGAAGACTTGTTTGTACTCGGGGGTTTCCATGATGTCTCGGACTCTTCGTCCGAGATCCCAGGAGTAGTGCTCGTTGTAGGTAGCAACGATAATAGATCGGTCCGGGTGTCTTCCGATATACCAGGCAGGAAACATAGCACTTGCAAGAGTAGTTTTTCCAAATCTGGGGCCAACATTGATCATCAGTCTCCGGTAATCGCCGCGCTCGACCTCTTCGAGCGCGGCGCCGATACGGCGGTGGAACTGCTGCGGCTTGTAGAGCGACTTATCAACGTCGTCGTCGTAGTTCGGATCCGGCATCATCAGCTCGGTAAACGCGATCAGATCCTCGCGCGCCCGCAGGATCGCGCGCTTGCGCTTCAGCAATTTAAGCTGTTGCGCCTTACTCGAAGTCGTCATGCTTGTACTTGGCCTGCGGGGCGTCCGGCATCTTGCGGAGCGTCACTTTAGGCTTGGAGCTGACGGTGTTGACCTCAGCCGGCACCGGCTGCGGGCCTTTCACCGGCGAGGTATGGTGGGTGTAGGTGTCCTGGGTCTTGCTGGTCGGCGGCGGCTTGCCGACGGCGGGCGGGGCCTTGATGTTAACGGTAGGCGTTTTCTTGATGGCCATATCACTTCCCCTTTTTGCCGCTCTTCATCGATTTCGCCATTTTCTTGTTGTCCGCGGCCGCGGTCTTCTTCGATGGCTTGGCAACGGCCTTGGGGCCTTTTCCTGAACCTTTGGGCATTCAATCCTCCGGGGCTGGGTAGGTGACGATGACTTCGTCATCTGTCTCTATACCCAGATCCTCCATAAGGGCAGGGCTTAAATCGGCGACGCGATTCGTGGCCTCATTGGGCCCCCAGTCAGCCGGGTAGGCGGTCTGCGAGATCCCGGTCGCTACCGCTGTAACCAGCGCCTTGGTATCGCCAGCCAGCATCGTCTTGGGGGTCTTGGCGTAGTCCCACCTAACGGCAAGATATCTGACTGCTTTGGCGTTGAGGCGCCGCGCCAGCCCAGTCGTTCCAGGTGGCTGAATGGGCAGGAATAGATGCTGGTTGCCTTCGTGGATCGCATAATGAAAGGCAAGCCCTTCACTATCCGAAACTCCGGTGGTGTCCCCGGGGCCTCCGAAGAAACTGCACTTCCCTCTGGCGTGGAACAGCACATCGTCTTCCGGCTCGCCCTCGCCCTCGATCGGCAGCTCGTCGCCGCCGAGGATGGTGGCGACAGCTTCGCAGATCAGCGGAAAGTAGGTGCGGTATTTCTCGGCGTCACCGGCGTGGTCCACGAAACAAATCTCCAAAAGCACGCTAGGGGCCGCGGTATGAGCCAGGAAGAACAGCCCCTTGTTCTGCTTGGCGCCGCGATTTTTCAAACCCGATACGTTGCTGATGGCGGCCGAGATGTCCGCGGCGAGCTTCTGCTCGTTGTAGTAAAACACCTCGACGCCGTGGCCTTCGTGGCTTTCGCTGGCGTTGAAGTGCACGGAGACGTCATAGTCGCGATTGCCTTGGGCGTTGTGCCAGTCAACGATCCGATTCAAGTTTTCGTTCTGGGTGGTGGACACCGTGTCGTGGAATTTCTCGACCGCACAGCCCATGTCGCGCAAATAGATCGCGACCTCGTCGACGACAGCAGTGGCCTCCTGGACTTCGTTGAGGTGACCAACTGCGCCCTGGCATTTGGTGGAATGGCCGGAGGAGATGCAGATCCTCATGGTGTGAGACCCTTCATCAGGTCCGACCGCTTGTCGGCGTCGGGCACGCAGCGTTCGATCAGCGCGAGGAAGCGCGTGTGGGTGTACTGGTCGCGCTTGATGCTCAGGTATAAGAGGCTGCCGAGCATGAAGAACTGGAGCATCACCAGGGCGAGGAGTACAGGCACGCTGTTGAGCGCGTTGACCGCGACCTGCGCTACCTTACTGGTTTCCTCGATGATGCTCATGGGCGATCACTTAAAGCCTCGCGTCGAGAATGAGAGGTGTTGAGCTGTACGTCCAATAAGATCGAGTAACGGTTAACCCGGTAAAATTTACAAAATTAGCAAAGGCGAAAGAGGGATAATTCTCCACCGCAGTTACACTCGGCGAACTTTGCGTTTTTAAGCCCCCCGTCGGCTCGTTTATCGTGAACGCCGCGGGGATGCTCAATGTTGGCGTGGCGCGCATCTCGTCATATGAGAACATCATTTGCACTGCAAATGTGGCATACGCCGAACCACTGCCGTTATACGTTTTCTGATAATACCGTTTGCACGTCGCCAGCTCTTGATCGTAAGGCCGCATGATCAGCGGCGAGCGCGCGGCGGATGGCGCCTCGATACCGGGGAGGATGACGACGCCGGTGATGCGAAAAGGGGTACTGACAGTATCGACACCGTTTACTTGCCCTGAAGCGGCAATGTAGCTCGCGGCGTGCCATACTCCTGCTGACGGTGCGGTCAGCGATGCCCCCGCAGCGATTGTGAAACTCAGATTTATTCCGATACTATTATTTGTGTCCCATACGCCATCTATGCAGCCGGGAAAGGTAACGGTTTTATACTCGGCAATGCCTGCAATGTTCTGTGTGTAAGTGACTACGCAAGAGCGAGTTTGAGCCGCATTGCGGATACTTACGCTGTATACCCCTGCCTTTGCATGTGCTGTCCAGAACCCTATCGTCAATGACTGGGCACTAGCGGTGCCCCACGCAAGTCGTGAAACTCGGTAGCCTTCAATAAGTTGTTGCAGAAAAACGTAGCCCCCAGTCGGGACCGACGCTTGCGCCGTCGTAGCCAACGCATAAATTATATTTGCGAACCCTGGAATAGTATAAGCGGCCTGTGCGCTGGCGGCTACAGCCGTAAGTCCCGCACCTCCAATCAACAACCCCCATCCGTCAGCAACATACCCGTTCCCAACGCGCCCTGTCGTTCCTAATTCCTGACTGACCTCCATCGAGCCGTTGATCTGCATCCCGCTATAAGCCAGCGCGTCGAACGGCGCGGCGTAGACGTTCTTGCGGACGTCGGTCTGCTCGGTGACCGTCAGGCTCTGCGGCACCTTCTTCAGCACCGCGGT